CCCGGCGGTTGAGGTCTGGAACCAGACCTCGATGCTGGGCGACAAGGACGTGTGGTCGTTGGTGACCGCCGAGTCCGACTGGAAGCCGGCGCCGAGGTCGCCGGTCAGGTACAGGCCCGCGGTGGCCGAGGCGGGGGCGAGGGACAGACAGGTGTCGCTGGTGGCGGGCAGGCCGTCCGCGCCGAAGTCGAGCGTCCCGCCGGTCCCGAGCTGGGTGGCGGCGATGGAGCCGACCGACGAGGAGCCGGAGATGTCGCCGGCCGACGCGGAGTCGGCGTCTTCCGTGAGGGGGAAGTACGCGGACAGCAGCGTGTACCAGCCCGTGTCGACGTCGTTGAGGATCTCTTCGGACAGGGCCGAGCGCAGGGCCGGGAGCCGGTTGAGGCGCTTGAACAGGTCGGATGCGGTGACCGTGACGGTGGAGTCCAGGCCCGCCCACGTGACGGGCACGTCGTTGAGGACACCCCAGAACCGCCAGTTCGGCGTGTGGTTGGCCAGGTCGAACTCGGCGACGTCAGCGGTGCCGCCGGTGCGGGCCGCGGACAGCTCCACCGTCACCTGCTGCGCGGCCACGCACCCTGGGGTGGTCGAGGTGCGCTGCACGGTCCATTCGGTGCCGTCGCTGGACGTCTCCCAGTACAGGTGGCCGCCGTTCTCGCGGATCCGCCACCACAGGTAGTCAACGCTCTCGTAGTCGACCTCGACCGCGGCGCCGTCGCTGCCGCCGGTCTCGCTGACGAACCGGATCGTGCCGGTGACGGGGCTGTAGGTGATGCCGACCCGGGTCCCGGCCGTGGTCGAGTTGAGCATCAGGCTCGCCGTTGCCATGGTCGACCCGTTCGCCCCGGGCAGGGTCGTGGCCTTCACGGCGAACTGGGACCCCGTCAGCGTCCACTGGCGGCCCGACAGGAACCCGGCCGGGGCCCCGGCGGTCACGGGGACCCGGGCCCGCCCGGCGGCCTCTGTGGCGCCGCCGTAGGCCCCTGGCCACAGGACCGGGTCGACAGCTCCGTCATCGAAGTCGTCGGCGAGCTGGCCGACGGGCCACGGCGCCGGACCGGTGCGGGCCGGCGCCGTGGTCACGGCGACCCGCACCGGGGCGTTGCGGCGCACGTAGGGCCAGTACGGCGAGTTCGGGTTCCCCGCGGTGAAGCGCCCGTCGGCGTTGTCGAGTTTCGCGGTCATCGTGCCGGGGTTGATCTCGGAGACTTCGTCCGAGGACCCGCGGTCGATGGAGACGCCCTGGCCCATGTGGACGTACTGGGAGACGTCGGTCCAGGTGATCGACCAGGGCCACTGGATCACGCCACCCCAGCCGATCTCCATGAGCAGGGCCATCAGATACCTCCGGTGAGCAGGTCGACGTTGACGCCGTACGTTCGCCGCAGTTCGAGGAGCACCTTGCGGACCTGCTTCGCCGCGGCGATCGGGTCGAGCGTGGCGATCTCGAACGTGGCGTGGATGGTCTGCGCCCCGCCTCCCGCACCGGCGACGCCGGCGCCCACGGCAGGCGCGCCGATGACGGGCCGGGTTCCGGCGACGCGTCCGGACACGGCGGCCAGGGCGTCATCGAGGACGGGCATCCGGTCCGTCAGCCCGGCGGCCAGGCCGTCGGTGGAGTACCGCCCGACCTCGGCCATCACCCGCGACGGTGACTTGATGCCGAGGGCCTTCTTGATGGCGGCCGTCATCGACTTCGCCATCTTCGTCATCTGCGCCTCGATGGCCTTCTGCTGGGACTGGAGACCGGTGAGGAACCCCTTCCCCGCGTCCTTGCCCGCGTCGTACATGGAGTCCGCGCCCTGCTTGCCGAGCGCGTCCGTCGAGGAGTTGATGGAGTACTGGAGTTGCGTGATCGACGCGAGGGTCGAGTTGGACGCCCCGGCCAGCGCGGAGGCGTAGGCGTAGCCCTGGTCCGGGCCCATGTCGAGGATCTGCTTGAGCATGGACTTGGCCAGGCCCCGCTGCCCGAGCGTCTTCACGTAGGCGGTGAACTGCTTGATCTTTGCCAACTGCGCGGTCAGGGCGGCCTTGATGGAGCCGGCCGAGACGTCGCTGTCGTCCAGGCCCAGGCTGTTCAGCGCCGAGTCGCTGCGGGCGTTGGCCGTCCACGTTGCCGCGTTAGCTTTCGCCCCGGCGATCTTCGACGTCAGGGCGTCACGCTGGGACGCCAGGCTCTGCAACTTGGCGGTGTCCTTCGTGACCATCTTGACGAGCGTGGAGTCCTTCGTGGACTTCGTGCCCGACCACGCGGCCCAGATGTCCTTGACGAGGTCCTTGGACACCGCCGTGATTTTCGCCTTCGACCCGGTCAGCCCTTCGACGAGACCAGCCGCCGCGTCGTGGGCCAGGGCCTTCATCTTCTTCGACGGGGAGTGGATGTCCAGCTCGGTCCGTACGCCCGTGGTGACGGCGCCCGCCACGACGCGGGCCGCCTGCCCGACCCGGGACAGGGAGTCCATCAGCCCCTGGGCCAGGCCCCGCCCGGCGTCGAGCCCGGTGGGCCGCAGGACAGCCCCTGAGGCCGCCGCGGTGCCCATGCCCTTCGAGGTCTGGTGGTCGTAGATCTCCTCTCCGCCCGAGAACCGCATCAGCTCGGGGCCCTTCTCACCGACCCACGCCAGCTCGCCCGCCTTGGGCCGGCCGCCGGAGGCGTACCCGCCGATGCTCTTCGCGAACGCGGACGCGGACGAGTGGGACGCCCGGTACTGCACCATCACCGACACGGTCTTGCCGACCACGGATCCGATGTTCGCCTTGGCCGCGGCCACGCCGGGCCCGGTCTGGTCGCTCGCGCGGATCGCGGCTGCCTGCTTCTGCTTGACCGCGTCGAGTTCCCGCTGGGCGGCCTTGACCTGAGTGTCGAGGCTGGCCTTGTTCGCGCCCACCGCGGTCGCTCGCTTCTGCTTGAGCGAGTCGACCTTCGCCTGCGCCGTGGCGACCTGGGCCTTGAGGTCGTCGGCGTTGCCCTTGAGGATCGTGGTCTTGTCGGGCATCGTCAGGATCTGGTCGGCCAGGTTTTTGGCCTGCGCCGCGTTCAGGCCCATGGCCTGGGCGTTCTTGATGAACTGCTGACGTCCGCGCTCGTAGATGCCCTGGACCTCGGTCCAGGACTTCCCCGAGTCCCGCGCCTTCGCCGAAGCGTCGTCGGTCGAGGCGGCGAGGTTGTTCAGGGCGGTGGCGTTGTCCCGGGCCTTCTGGCTGGTGAGGACCAACTGGCCGTTGACCATGTGCAGGCTCTTGCCGTTGTCCTTCGCGGCCTTCGCCGCGTCGGAGATGGACTGCTCGAACCCGATCATCCCGCCGATGCCCTGCCGGTTCACGTCGTTCAGGGCTTGCAGGCTCTGGCGCAGCCCGTCCGCCGAGGACTTCTGGGCGTCGAGCTTCGCCTGAACCTGCTGAGCCTGGGTGCCGAACAGCCCTTGCGACTGGGCGGTCAGCTTCGCCTGGAACGCCTGGTCGGCCAGGGCCTGGTTGTACTGCTTGAGGTGCCCCTGGAAGTCGGCGGCTTTGCCGCCGCCCTTGACGTAGGCCGCGGTCAGGGCGTTGACCTCAAGCGCGGCCTCCTTCCCGTTGCCGTTCTGGACGAGCTGGGCGAGGGACTTGTCGAGCGCGTCGATCTTGTCGAGCGCGTCCGAGTGGGGAGTCGAGTCCGACATCCCAAGGGAGAGGATCTTCACGCCCCACTGCTGGACCGTGTCGAGCAGCGACGGGTCGGTGATGTTGCGGACCGCGTCGTACATCTGCGACAGGTTCGTGCCGAACAGCCGCGCCGTTTCCCCCGATGCCTGGCCGGTCGAGATGAGCTTGCCCAGGCTGGTGGTGAGCGCGTCGACGTCCGCCGGCGCCTTCTTCCCGATCTTCGACAGGGACGTCAGGGCGACGATCAGCAGACCGATACCGGTGGCGGCCAGGGCTGTACGGGCTCCTATGGACAGGGCCATGAAGGAGTCGCGCAGGGTGCGCACGAATCCCGACGAGCTGAACGCCGCAGTGCCCACCTGGACGAGCTGGGTGCGGAGCAGCGACAGGCCGCCGGCCACCAACTGAACGCCGGAGACGGCGAGCCGCACGCCGCGGATCGCGAGGGACGCCTGCATGAGCAGGGCGATGAATCCCGGCGGGACCGCGGCCACCATCTTGGCGAGGCTGTTCGCCAACTGGAGAACGCCGACCCCGGTCTCCGAGGACGCTTGGAGCAGGTTCACCACGGCCTTGCCGATGTTCTCCAGCGTCGACCACAGCACCGGGCCCTGCTGCTGGGCGTAGGCCATGAACTTCGACAGGCCGCCGCCGATCGCACCGGAGTTGCTGCTCAGCACCTGCGTCAGGTGGACGACACCGTCGACGGCCTTCTTGAGAGAGCCGACGGCGAACGCCGAGAACTTTGCCGACAGCCGGTCGAAGCCCGGCGTCTGGACCGCACCGCCCAGCAGGGTCGTGAGGCGCTGGAACTGGGCGCCGGCTCCCTGCACCATCGGTGTCAGCTTCGGCAGCAGCCTGCTGGCCACCGCGAGTCCCTGCGTGAACGGCGTCATCGTGGCGCCGGCCAGGGAATCCGACCAGCCCTTGAACTGGTCCTTGAGGTCCCCCAGCGCGATTGACGCGCGTTGCGTCGCGGTCGGCATCGAGGCGAGCTGGCGCTGGTAGTCGCCCTGCGCCTTGAGCGCGGCGTCCGAGGTTGCGCCGCTCTGCGAGACGGCAGCCTCGTATTTCTTCTGGGCCTGGGACGCGTCGGACAGGGCCGAGATCTGCGGGACGATCGCGGCACCGAACGCGGCAACGGCGACGGCCGCGGCACCGGTCTGGCTGATGAGCGGGGCCAGGGCCGCCGCCGCGGGCACGGCCGCGGACACCAGGGCCAACTTGGTCTGGAGTCGCGCGGAGGAGTCGCCGGCCTTGTCCAGGACGCTGGAGAGCCGGTCGCGTCCTTCGAGGGTGAACGTCAGGGTCTGGTTCGCCACGTCTCACTCACCTCCTGTCTGGGCTTGCTGGGCCAGGTGGCGGTTGCACCAGGCAATGGCTGAGGTGAGCTGTTCGCGGGACATGGCCTCGATGTCGGCGAGGCTGTAGTGC